GAATTACCCCGAAACAGTTAGACCAGCTGATAAAGCTGGAACGCAAAACGCAGCTGAGAAAAAAACTGCTTTTAGGTATGTACTGGGGCCGGCTGTATGGCGGCGCTGTAGGAGTGCTGTTAATCAAAGGGCAGGAAAATATGAGTGAACCTTTGGACTTTGACCTGGTTATGCCGGGCAGCTTCCTGGGACTGCAGATTCTGGATCGCTGGTCTGGTGTTTATCCGGAGGGGGATCTGGTGCAGGATCCGTCTGATCCGGATTATGGACTGCCGGCCTTTTACACGATCCGGGATGACACAACCGGGCATCTGGCGGCAAGAGTTCATCACAGCCGCATTGTTCGATTCATTGGCCGGGAGCTTCCCTGGATGGAACAGGTGGCAGAGCTTTACTGGGGAGAGTCAGAGATTGAGGCCATTTATAACGAGGTGGCGCGCCGGGACAACGTAGCTTCCAATATTGCAGCACTAACCTTTCGTGCTAATGTGAATTACATGGAAGCGGAAGGGCTTGATCAACTGCTTGGAACGGCTAACGCGGAGATGCAGCGCCGTTTCTGGAATGTGATGGCCGCCCAGGCTATGATGGAGAGCAATTTTGGCACGAGAATTATTAACAAGGGGGATGCGATTCACAATACTCAGTATACGTTTACAGGGCTTCCAGAGGTTTATGACCGGGTGATGATGGATGTGGCTGGAGCTGCCCGGATCCCGGTAACGAAGCTGTTTGGGCGTTCGCCGGCAGGGCTTAATTCCACTGGGGAAAGTGACATGCAGAATTATTACGATTACATCGATGGCCTGCGGGAGAACGAGCTGAGGCCTGTGATTGAGCGCCTTCTTCCAGTGATGGCTCTATCTGCCTGGGGAGAAGTTCCGGATGACCTGGAGATTGATTTTCCGCCGATGCAGACAGCTGATGCAAAGGAACAGGCCGAAATTACGGAGCGGAACACAAATTCTATCCTGGCTGCATACCAGAATGACCTGATTGACGCCGCCACTGCCCAGCAGGAGCTTCAGGCGATGGGAGAGGAAACAGGAATTTTCAGTCGAATCTCCGATGAAACCATTGAAGCAGCCAGGGGACAGACTTACACGAAAAGCAGGCTGATGACGGACCCGATGGCCGGTCTGGAAATGGCGGGGGGATTGGCAGGGGAGACTGGCGGGGAGGAATGGTAAAGTATGGTACAGATTCGGGCAATCCGGCCACCGAAAGCGAAAGACCTGACTTTGTTTTTGCGGACTCTTTTCTTGAGGACAGAGCGGCAGATTATTGATGAGATCACCCGTAAGCGGGCGGCAGGGTATGTAGACTATGCAGAAGTCGCGGCTCTGGAACGGGTTCAGAGGATTCTACAGACAATGGTAGATGAATCCTGGAGCTATGTGCCGCAGATGATAGAAAAGATTTTTTACCATTCTGATAAGCATGCCGCCGGATATGCCAATGCCAGGGCTCTCACAGCATCGCAGACAGCAGTGGTGCAGCAACTCTCTAACAATCTTCTGGGGGAGATTCTGGAGGCCTCAGAGACAGCCTATCAAACGGCACAGGAGTTTTTTACGATTGCAAGACTGGAGGTGGATCCGTACAGAAAGGCAGCGCTGACGCAAACAGTAGCTCAGGAGGCGTTAGGAACCGGCTGGAAGCAGACCAGCGCAAAGATGGCGGCAGAGCTTAGAAATCAGGGTCTCACTGGTTTCGTAGATAAGGCAGGAAGAAAATGGACGCTGTCTAATTACTGTAATATGGCCACGCGTACCACAGCCAGGCAGGCGGAGGTGGCGGCTGTACTGACTGCCGATGATTACGATTTGTGGCAGATTGTAAAAATCGGGAGTACCTGTCCGGTATGCGCTCCGCTGGAAGGCCGGGTATACTCAAAGAGCGGAACTAATCCAGACTATCCGCCGCTGTCTCTAGCGTTTGGGAAGGTGGATCCGGATGGAGGGGACGACCTGACGAATACTTACCTAAATATCCATCCAAACTGCCTTCACAGCCTGATTCGCTACACTATGGTTGGAAAGACGGAAAAGCAGATTCAGCGGGATAAGGATTTCTCCGATCCGAAAAAGAATCCATTAAGCCGGGATCCGCGAACGAAAAAACAGATTGCGGCCTACCGGGAGAAGGAACGGAACCGGCAGAAGTTTCTGAGGGACATGAAGCAGCATAAAGAATACCGCGAAATTTTAGGAAACGAGATACCGAAAGATTTTGAAAAGTTCCAAAAAATGAAGTATACTGAAGGTGAAAGGTTTGAGCTATTTAGAAAGAAAGTTGAAAATCTGGAGCAGGCCCGAAGATTCAAAGAAAAATTAAAAAATGGCTCAATCAACACAGCTGTAAGAAATGTGAAACAGCAGGAACATATTCAGGGAACTAAAAAGTGGAGACAAAGGGTGCGTTCTGATTTGGAAACCAAAGGAACAGCTCCCGATATGTTCTATAAAAATGTGGATGTTCAGAAGCTGGTCGATGAATATTCTGGGACAGGAGAATTTGAATTCCGTAAGAATCAGCAGTATCCCATCGAATATATCAGCGTAAAGGAACCGATTGGAAAGTACTTTAACCTTGGAAAAGGAAGATACGAAGAAACAAAGCGTTTTGCAATTCGTTATTCCAGCAAGGGCGTACACCTGCATCCGGTAAAGGAGGTTTGATTATGTATAGGGCTAAGATATCGCCAAACTTAAAGAAGATATTTGAAAAGGGAGAACGCGGAGAGGTATTAACGCTGCTGTTAGCAGATGGCAGACGCGTTAAATGCAGATTTGAAATGCTCACATATGCCAATAAATCCGATACAGACGATACGGATGTTATGGTCGCCCGAATAAAATATGGAGATGGCATTGGGGAATTACTGGCAGAAGAAGATATAAAAGAAGTTTTTTAGTTTCACTTTGATGTCGCAACAAAAGGAGTTATATTATGTTATCCTACTATGGTTACACCATAAGCCCAAACCAGATTGAAACTGGCGAGGGCTTTTTAATTTGCAGAAATGTCCCTATCGCCCGAACCGGGACGCAGGAATACATGGGATGGGAGATTGGACTGACCGGTCGGGACGCAGACAAAATTATCACAGTAAAGCGGGAGACGGAGGAGGTATTTTCTTCCGCTGCTTTGGCGTCCTTTGAGGGGAAACCGACAACAAACGGCCATCCGCCGGAGTTGATTGGCCCGGATGATGTGGGACTGTACGAAAAAGGCCATGCCCAAAACATCCGGAGAGGAGCGGGAGAGTGGGCAGATTATATAGTGGCGGATTTACATATCCATGACAGGGAGCTGATTGATGCCATCCAGAATGGAAAGAGGGAGATCAGTTGCGGCTATGAGTGCGATTACGTCGACAATGGAGACGGTACTTACAGCCAGAAGAATATCAGAGGGAATCACGTGGCAGTCGTTGACCGGGGCAGAGCCGGGAAACGGGCTGCCATTTTAGATTCAATACAAACATCGGCGTTCACGCCAGAAAGGAAAGAGAGAAGTATGAAACACACGTTTTTACAGTTGTTTGGGCTTGCGGCCAAGGATAAGACTGCTGAGGAGATTGCAAAGCTGGCTATGGATACAGCCGACGCCCTGGACGAGGAAGGCTCTAAGCCAGCGGAAGGAACATCTGGGGAAGAAAAACAGGATCCTCCGTCAGAAGGTATGGATGAGTCACTCATTGACAGCATCGCAGAAAAGGTTCTTGCCAGAATGGAAGAAAAAAAGGCTGCTGAAAAGCAGGAGGAGGGAAAGGATCCCTTTGACGAGGCGCTTGCAAAGCTGACAGAAGGAGAAACGGAACCAGGAGGAGAAAACAGTACAGAAGCCCGCGTAGTGCCTGCAGAAGGGGCAGACGGAGGCGCTTGCAGCCTGGATAAGGCTCTGGCAGCAGGGATTCTGAAAACGATGCGTCCGGCAGTGGCGGCGATTCAGGACGAAAAGCAGAGAATGGCTGTATCGGACGCACTGCTTCGCTGTGTGACAGCGCAGAATCAGGAGAGTGATCTTTCTAAGATTCTCGGTGCGGCTCAGAAAAACGCGCAGAAGGCGGCGGACAGCCATCCTGTAATGGATCTGGACCAGATTC